CAGATGCCGCAGGGCAGCGCCGAACACCACGCCGAGCAGCAGGCCGCACACCAGCATCTGCAGCGAACCCAGGAGGAAGACTTCGTTGCGCATCGCCCACAGGCGCTTGGGCGACAACTCCAGCCCGATGATGAACAGCATCATCACGACGCCCCACTGCGAGACGCCGATCATCGTGTCCACATTTGTGACCAGCTTGAAGCACGATGGGCCGACCAGAATGCCTGCGATCAGATAGCCGGGAATGGCGCCCAGACCCAGCATTTGTGTGACGGGCACGCACAGCACCGCGGCGAGCAGCAGGATGAGGATGAGGTCCATGGGATGGGCAGAGGGCGGAATGGGAAGAATTCTGGCCAAAGATTGCCCCGGCTGAAAGCCGGATGAAACCCGTTGTGGTCCTTTTACCCTTCCTTTTATCCACCCCTTTACACAAAAGAAAAAAATCCTGTAGAATTGCGGGCTTCGCTGCTCCGACAACGAAGATCCTTCCGACCAGGGATCTTTAGTGAAGTCTTGTTAAACCAAAACTTCACCGCTGCGGAACCCAGCCACGGAGAGGTGGCAGAGTGGTCGAATGTACCTGACTCGAAATCAGGCGTACGGTATCCCCGTACCGTGGGTTCGAATCCCACCCTCTCCGCCAGTTTTACATGCGCAGAAATGCGTAGAAGTCCGGAAACCCGCACCAGCTAACGCTCTGCGGGTTTTTTCTTGTCCGGAACAGTCCGCCAAAGTGCGCCAACAGCCGGGGGTATGAGGGGGTATATCTGGGGGTATGATCGCCCCACCCCCATTCCAGATACCCCCATGCCCCTGACTGATACAGCCGTCCGCCAGGCCAAGCCCACCGAGAAACCCCGCAAGCTGTCCGATAGCGGCGGCCTGTACCTGCTGGTCAATAAGGCGGGGAGGTATTGGCGTTGGAAGTATCGCCACGGCGGCAAAGAAAAGGTAATGGCGCTTGGCGTCTACCCGGACGTAACCCTGGCCCAAGCCCGTGAACGTCATCAGGAAGGCCGCAAGCTGCTGGCGTCCGGCGTTGACCCGATGGCGGATCGTAAGCAGCAAGCCAGCGCGCCCGCCACGACGACGTTTGAGCAAGCCGCCCGCCAATGGTGGGCGCACTGGTCGCCTAGCCGCAGCCAGCGGCATGCTGAATACGTCCTGCGTCGTTTGGAGGCTGATGTATTCCCCGAGATTGGGGGTATGCCGGCTGGGGGTATTCCAGCGTCCGCATTTCGAGACACCATCAAGAAGATCGAGTCGCGGGGGGCGCTGGACATTGCCAAGCGGGCTTTGCAGACCTGCGGCCAAATCATGCGGTACGCCGTCGCCCACGACCTGGCCGAACGAAACCCGGTTTCCGATGTTCGCCCCGCCGATGTGCTGAAGGTACGCAAGAAGCGGAACTATGCCCGCGTCGATGCCAAGGAATTGCCCGAGCTACTCAAAGCCATGGAATCCTACGTGGGCAGCGAGTACACCCGCCTCGGGCTTAAGCTGATGGCCCTGACGTTCGTTCGCACCACCGAACTAATCGCCGCCCGCTGGGAAGAGTTCGACTTGGACGCAGCCCGCTGGGATGTCCCTGCCGAGCGAATGAAGATGAAGACGCCGCACATCGTGCCGCTTTCACGCCAGACGCTGGCCGTGCTGGAGCAAATAAAGTCACTTTCGTATGGCCGCAGCCTGCTTTTCCCTGGCGAGCGGAATCACGAAAAGCCGATGAGCAACAACACCATCCTGTATGCGCTGTATCGCATGGGCTACCGAGGGCGCATGACGGGCCACGGCTTCCGGGGTGTGGCGTCCACTATCCTGCACGAACAGGGCTGGCCGCATGAACATATCGAATTGCAGCTAGCGCACCAGGAGCGCGACGACACCAGCGCGGCATACAACCATGCGCTGTACCTAAAACAGCGCGCTGAGATGATGCAGTGGTGGGGCGACTACGTGGAACAGCAATTAAATAGAAACTAAAAGTAACGCCCAATCGTTCGTCTTAGTTCGCTGCGGTTTGCAGGACTTATCACTAGACACCACCAAACGCCACATTTGCGGGGCATTGCGGAACGCCTCTTTTCTGCAACCCTTTGATTAAACAAGAAAAAAAGACCAGAGACCAAAGGATTAAAAGTCCGGCGCTCTACTTGTAAAAAGCGGGACATGACGTGCTTGCTGTACGTGCATCCAGTCGCTAAAGTAACGACAGCTCCAAGCGAACCCTGCCGAACCGTTGCGGATTTGCCAATTAACGGCAACTTCTGCGAACGCCAATGAACCGCCGAGCACGTTGCTGTTTGGCTATGGACAAAAAGCTGGGGGAAAATGGAGGGGTGCTAGGGCAAGTGGTGACACACCTGCCCTAGCAATTTGATCACCGTTGGGCACGGCTTACGCCCCTGTAGGAGGGGGCACGCCCGGGCTGGAACCCGTGCGTGCGCTTCGATAATAGTTTAGCTAAAACCGACTTTCAACCCTAGTTGGGCTTCGTTGACCCTGGTTGGACCTGGTGAAACAGTTTTTAGCGGCTAAATTCATCGACCCTTTTTCCGGGGGCGGAGGCCATTTCTAAGGATAGAAATTGGCTATTCCGCATCAATCCGCACACGCTGCGCAACAGCAAGTCACTCCCCGCCTGATCCGTTTGCCGGAGGTCATGGACCGCACCGGCATGGGCCGGTCGTGGGTTTTCCAGGCCGTCAAGGATGGGCGCTTCCCTGGCCCTATCTCGGTTCCTGGCTCTCGTGCTGTGGCATGGGTCGAGGGCGAGGTTACCGCCTGGATCGCCCAGAGCATTCAAGCCAGCCGCCAGGCTTCCTAATTCCAGGAGGCCACCATGATTGCATCGCCGCTGGCGATGGTGCATACTCGCGCCGTCGCTAAGACAATCGCGACCTGGTTTAGCAGCCAGAAATCACATCGGCGGACGACCGCCACCAGGCGGTATTTTTACGTCCATTCGTCATTGCGCACCCTCTATGGGCGGGCGATTGGGGGGAGGGCTTACGCCCTGCCGGGTTCCTTTGTGTCCGGTCTGCTAACCCTGCTTTCTGCCCGCCCACCCCATTTAGCAGTGGACGGCGGGCCTACCTCACAAGGAGGCCGCCATGGCTAATCATTCCCCGCGCACGTCTGCGCAACACGCCCATATCCCGACTGACCTTGAAGGCCGCACGGCGCAGCTCGCCAGTTTGACGCTGATGCTCTACGGCCGGGGGCGCGAGGCGTTCAATGATCTGTGGGAGCAAGACCGCGACAACATCTTGTGGCTGGTCTCCGACCTGGCCGCCGAAGTCCGCGACATGGTGAACGGGGGCGTGCAATGACGCAGCCCAACTACATCGAAACCCGCCACTCGCGTTTCGCAGATCCCGTTGCAGACCATGCGCGCCGCACGGGCGCGATGCCGTTTGTCACCTATGCGGATAAATGCGCCGCCGCGATGGCTGGCATCGAAAGCCTTGTTGGTCTTTTGCGGTGGGATCAGGTCAACAAAGATTTGGACGACGGCGCGGAGATCCTGTCGAGGTACGACGCGGATAACCTTCTCGGTCTGATTCAAGTCACCGCACAAACGTTGCTTGAGGATGCTGGCTCCCTGAGTCAGTGGGCGCAGAAGCACTATGGGGCGGAGGTTAAGTCATGAGCTTGCAGACTCTCTTATCTCGCCTCGATCGAGTTAAGCAGACGGGCCGAGGCCGCTGGGTAGCCTGCTGCCCTACACATGATTCCAAGTCGCGCCAATCCCTCGCTATTACCGAATCCGATGATGGCAAGGTGCTGGTGCATGACTTCGGCGGCTGCTCGGTCTATGACGTCTTGGCGTCGGTAGGAATGAAGGTTGAGGACCTGTTCCCGGATGCTCGCCCGCGAGCCGCTCTCAAGAACACCCGGATGCCCTTCAGCTATGCCGATGCGTTGCGGTGCGTCTCGTTTGAGGCGCTGCTTGCTGCTGTGGCCGCTGGAAACCTCGCGCAAGGCATCTCGTTGACGCAGGAGGACCGCAACCGCCTGTGGCTCGCGGCTAATCGTATCAATCACGCGCTGGAGGTCTGCCAATGCAAGTAGGACAACGACCTTCACTGCTGGCGCAGGCACAAGCACAACTAGATGCGACTATGCCTGACCTACCGCCACTTCCCCCCGTTGAGGCATACACAGAGGTTCAGGCCTCAAGCACGCGCGTGGGCGGCGTATCGCTGGTGCGCGCTTCCGATGTTGTGGAGCGGCCTATTCACTGGCTTTGGCCTGGCTGGCTTGCGCGGGGAAAGCTCATCATCTTGGCCGGCGCCGCCGGTACGGGGAAAACCACCTTGGCACTTGGCCTCGCCGCTACAGTGACGACAGGGGGGCGCTGGCCTGATGGGCTGCAATGCTCTGGTAGCGGGAACGTACTGGTGTGGTCCAGCGAGGACGACCCCGCAGATACGCTTAAGCCTCGCTTGATGGCATGCGGGGCCGACGTGCGGCGCATCTACTTCGTCCAGGGTGTCGCGGATGAGAATGGTGAAATCCTGCCGTTTGACCCTGCGCGGGATATCCCGACGCTCAATGCAGCCGTCTCCGCAATCGGAGGAGCTTCACTGTTGCTGGTGGACCCTATTGTGAGCGCCGTTGCTGGGGACATGCACAGGGCCAATGATGTGCGGCGCGGGCTGCAAGCGTTGGTGGACTTCGCGGAGGCGTACGATTGCGCCGTGCTGGGCATTACCCACTTTGCTAAGGGGTCCGCTGGTTCATCCCCGCAGGAGCGTGTTATTGGCTCTCAAGCCTTTGGCGCTCTTGCACGTATGGTGCTGGTAGCGGCCAAGCAGGAGGATTCCGAGACTCGCGTACTAGCGCGAGCCAAGAGCAATATCTCGTTGGATGACGGCGGCGTGGCCTATACGATCTTGCCTCACACTCTAGATAGCGGAATTGAAACGACCCGCGTTGTGTGGGGCGACAGGATCGACGGAAGCGCCCGCGATATTTTGGGACAGGTCGAGACGCAGCCAACGGACGAAACGACCGAACAGGAGGATGCCGAAGAGTTTCTTCGCGGACTACTCGCTGACGGTCCCGTGGCGTCCAAGCAAGTTAAGGCCGACGCCGACGGAGCGGGTTTCGCGTGGGCCACCGTCCGTCGAGCGCAGAAAGCTATCGGGGCGGAAGCCTACCGCGCAGGCGAAGGGATCGGAAGCAAGGCGTCCTGGTTCTGGCGGCTCGCGGTCAAGCCTGAAATTGCTAAGGTGCTCACGGAAACGCCTAAGGTGCTCACAGAAAAGCGTGAGCACCTTAGGGAAGGGATGAGCATCTTAGGCGAATCGGCTCCCATTGCTGAGGAGGCATTCTGATGGTTGCCACCGCGCTTTCTATGCTTAGCGATGCGGGAGTTACCGCGAGAAATCCTGGCGATGGACGGCTGCTGGTGGCTCCCGCGGAAGCCCTGACAGATGACCTTCGGCGGTATATCCGGGCGCATAAAAGTGAGATTCTGGCGGAGTTAGAGGCGGCTAATGCACCGTCCACCAACTGCCAGCACTGCATCCATCTAAGGCGGCCCGGTAACGCGGATGGTTATTGCTCGGCCCGTGAGGATTTGCTCCCCGTCTATGGACCTTCCCATCCGCTGCGACTATGCCCGGATGATGGCGGAGCGGACTGCACAATCGTCGTATTCGGGAGCCGCTGGCATTGATGGAGGATTAGTCTGCGGCGTCAGACAGTAGCGACTTTCCGTCATCCGCCAGCGGGGGCGGACTGTCGCTGGGCATATCCTCTGCCCTGGATTGAGTCCGCCAAGTGATTTGCATGATCTCTTTAAAGCGGTCCACCAACGGCTTGGCATCTTCGCCGAATTTGCCGAGCACAACCCCTAGTTCACCGGTAATGCCCCACAGGCGATCAAGGCTCGACATTTTTTTGTGAAGCTCTGCTTGAAGTTTCTCGAGTTTCAACAACAGCCGGCGACGATGTTCATCGGTGAACAAGTCTGAATCTCGAATTTGCATTCGGAGCTGCCCTAGCAGCTCCTGAATGCGGTCCAAATCCCCTTGTGTGAACTCATAAACAAAGGCCGCACCCAAAAGAGTCTTGAAATGAGCCGCTTGGCTGGCATATTTGTTCTTCGAAATTTCCGCTACGCACAATTCCCTCACGCAGTGGAGAAACCGCTGCAATTCTGCACAATCGTCGTTCAGACCCACCGGCATTTCAGGATCAAACATTATGGGGGGAAGATCGATTAGTCCGGCAGACTCCATCCCCTGCAAGAGAGCAAAACCTTCCAAGAGGCGATCATAGTCCTGCGCGTCCCACTCAGTTCCGAACGCTTGAAGGGAAAAGATGCGGTCGCAAATCGAGACGGCCCCTCCCAAAGGGTCGCTTCGCAACGTTTGAACGAACTGCTCTTCGAATAACATTCGGCCGTCCTCTGATGGTGGATTTACGGCATTCTAACAACAGTTACAAAATAGTTTTGTCCGTCGAAGTTCGCGGAAATTCGCTCGTCAGAAGCACCCTTGTAGCCCTTAAACCCCGCGTGATAGATAGGTCTCAGGTACTACATGGAGACCTAAATGACGTTGGCAGAAATCCGCGAGGCCAAGGCCCGCAAAGTGGTGGAAATGCGCGCCATCCTGGCTAAGGCCGAAACGGAAAAGCGCAACCTGAACGAAGCCGAGCAAACCGGCTTTGACAAGCTCAAGGGGGAACTGACGGCGCTGGAAGGCGACGAACAGCGCGCCGTTTTCATGTCCGACGTGGAACGCCGTATGACTGGCGACCGCGTTACCGGGGGCGGCGATTCCTTCGCGGACGTGGAGCGCCGTGTGTCGCTGCTGGAAGTGATCCAGGCGCGCACCGAAGGCCGCGAACTGACCGGCGCCGCCGCCGAATACGCGCAGGAGACCGAGCGCCGCACGGGCCGCAAAGCCGAAGGTGTGTATGTGCCGATGGCCGCTTTCGAGACCCGCGCCGCACAGACGACGACCACGGCGGCGGGCATCGTTCCCGAAGACTTCCGCGCAGACCAGTTCATCGGCCCGCTGCGTAATGCGCTGGTGATGCGTTCGCTGGGGGCGCGTGTCCTGACCGGCCTGCGCGGCAACGTGGTTATCCCCAAGTTCAAGAGCGGCATGTCCGCCGGCTGGGTGTCCGAGAATGAAGCCCTGTCCGATTCCGGTATGGACTTCGATAACCCCGTGACGCTCAAGCCGCGCCACGTCGGTGCAATTACCGAGCTGTCGCGCCAGCTCATCCAGCAGTCCAGCCCGGATATCAATTCGCTGGTGCGTGATGACCTGTCGTTCGTGATGGGTGAAGCCCTGGACCGCGCCCTGTTGTCCGGCGATGGCGTGAAAGAGCCGCTGGGCCTGCTTGGCATGGCTGGCATTCAAACGGCTACGCTGGCTGATCCTTCGTGGGATGGCGTGCTGCGCATCATCGAAAAGCTGGACCTGAAGAACATCGACGGGGGGCGCTGGCTGACCAATCCCAGCGTCAAGCGCGTCTTGCAGGCGACGGAGAAGTCCGCCAACACCGGCATCTATCTGAGCGACGGCGCCAGCCTGGCCGGGTATCCGCTGGTGTCCACGAACCAGACGCCGAACAAGGCAGGCACGCCCGCGACGGGCCGGTTGATCTTCGGGGACTTCTCGCAATTGATCCTGGGCATCTGGTCCGAGGTCGATTTGCTGGTGAACCCCTACGCGGAATCGGCTTACCGTCGCGGCAATGTGCTGATCCGCGCCATGATGACCGCTGACCAGGCGGTGCGGCATCCAGAGGCGTTCGTCTCGGTGGATGACGTGGACCTGGCGTAATGCCGGGGGCGCGCATGGACTTGGAGATCCGTTCTTACGGTGGCCTGCGCGCCGTCTCGCCTGGGAAGGTGGGCGGCCACGCGGCAGTATTTAACAGCGAGTCTGCCGACCTGGGCGGCTTTGTCGAGGTAATCCGGCCTGGCGCATTCGCGGATGCGCTGCGCCGGGGGCGCAACATCCGGGCGCTGTACCACCACAGCGACTTGAGCTTGCTGGGCACCACGCAAGCCGGAACCCTGCGCCTGCGCGAGGATGACACCGGCCTGGCCTTTGAAGTCGATCTGCCGGATACGTCCTATGGCAATGACGTGGGCGTGCTGGTGGACCGGGGCGACATTGCCGGGTGTTCCTTTGGCTTTCGCACTCCCCCCGATGGCGACCGCTGGGAGCAGCGCGGCGACAAGCTGGTGCGCGAACTGTTGAAAGTCGATTTGGTGGAAGTGACTTTGACGCACGACCCGGCTTACCGGGACACGACCGTGGCGCGCCGTTCCGTAGCGCAGCACGCCGGGATGCGCCAATGGCTGGAAACGCACTGCCCGCGCAAGTTGTGGCTGGAGACGGTATGCAACTGATGAGCCGCATCATGTCTTACCTGGGCTACGAGAAGCGCGGCAACGGGGACGACTATTGGGAGAACTTCGCGGCCTTGCGCGGGGGCGGCCTGAACCCGGCCCGCGCAGAGGGCGTGAGCGCCGTGTACGCCTGCGTGGCGGCTATCTCGGAGACCATCGCATCGCTGCCGCTGATCCTCTATCAGCGCGAGGAAGGCGACGACCGGGGGCGCGCCGCCGATCATCCGCTGTATGCCGTGCTGCACGACACGCCGAACGCGTTTCAAAGCGCGCTGGAGTTCCGCGAGTGGATGCAAGCCTGCGTCCTGTTGCGCGGCAATGCCTATGCGCGCATCGTGCGCGGCTGGGATGGCCAGGTGCGCGAGCTGCTGCCCCTGCATCCTGACCGCGTAACGCCGCTGCGCACCACGGGGGATTACCGGCTGGCCTTCGACTATGCCGATCGGCATGGACGGGTTACGCGCCTGCTGGCCGAGGAAGTCTTTCACCTGCGCCACCGTGGCAATGATGACGCCATCCTGGGCATCTCGCCCATTGCTGCCGCCCGTGACGTGGTGGACTTGGCCCTGGCCGAGCGTGAGCACGGCAATGCGACGTTTCGCAATGGGGCCAAGCTGTCCGGCATCTTGAAGTTCCCGCAGAAGCTCAAGCCCGAGCAGCGCGCCGCCCTCAAGCAAAGCTGGGACTCGCAATACACCGGCCACGCCAACAGCGGACGCACAGCCGTCCTGGAAGAAGGTGTGGACTATCAGACCATCAGCATGACGCTGGAGGATGCCGAGTGGATCGCGGCCCGCCAGTTCAGCGTTGAAGAGGTAGCCCGCCTGTTCCGTGTCCCGCCTACGGTCATTGGTGATCTGCGCCACGGCAACTACAGCAACAGCGTGGAGATGGCGCGCCAGTTCGTGACCATGAGCCTGCGCCGCCACCTGGTCATGTGGGAACAAGGCATTGCCCGCCAACTGCTGACCACTGCGGGACGGCGCACCTACTTTGCCGAGCACTCGGTGGAAGGGCTGCTGCGGGGCGATGCAACGAACCGCGCCGACTTCTACGACAAGGGCATCAAGGCCGGATGGATGATGAGGTCCGAAGCCCGCCGCCTGGAGAACCTGCCTGTGATTGAAGGGATAGACGATGCGCAAGCCGTACAAGACGCTTAAGCAGAAGCAAGAAGCCAACGGGCGCACCCTGGCCCTGAACGGCGCTGCATGGCGTCGGTTGCGTGAAGTGGTGCTGGCGGATCAACCACTTTGCGCGCACTGCACCAAGCGCGGCCTGATCGTGCCAGCCACCGATGTTGACCACATCGACAACGACCCGAGCAACAACGAACTGGAGAACCTGGTGGGCTTGTGCCATTCGTGCCACTCGCGCAAGACGGCCAGGGACCACGGGGGCAAGGTGTCCTACGGCTGCGATGCCAGCGGCATGCCCATGGACCCCGACCACCCGTGGAACCGGCAGTGAGCAAAAAATCACCAGCAACCGAAGCCCAAGAACCGACTGTTCCCCCTTCTTTTTTCGCTAAGTCCAAATATTCCGCATTATGAAAGTCACGCCGAAACGCAAACGCTCCGATTCCGCCGCTGCCGCCGTCCAGGCGCACCAAAACGCCGCCCTGGGACCGCTCAAGCCGCCCGCCCACATTCTGCTCCGGGACTTCGATTGGCCCTTCTGGAACGCCATCATGACCGCCCGCGCCCGCGACACATGGACGGAAGTTGACCTGGCGCACGCGGCGAACCTGGCACGCACGCAAGCCGATATCGAACGACTGCAGCAGGCGCTCGCCGCCGAGCTGGACGTGGCCGATGACCGGGATATCAACCCGAAACACAAGTTGGTCGAAACGCTGACCCGGCGGGCGGTGGCGCTGTCCCGCATGTTGCATGTCCATGCCGAAGCCGTGGTGGGCCGGTCCCGGGATGCCGGAAATGCGTTCAAAAATGAACGCAGCGTCCAGGCTGAGGATGACCCGCTCATCCCCACGCTGCGGGCTGTGAAATGACCCGAGGCGAAGCCGTCATTGCCTTCATTGAGCGGTACTGCGTCACGCCGGACGGCGCGCACGTCGGTAAGCCGCTGGTGCTGGCGAACTTCCAGAAGCGCTTCATTCTGGAGGTCTACGACAACCCGGCAGGCACGCGGCGCGCCAACCTGTCCATTGCTCGCAAGAACGGCAAGACGGGCCTGATTGCGGGCCTGTTGCTCGCGCACTTGGTAGGGCCGGAGGCGAAGCAAAACAGCCAAATCGTGTCTGGCGCGATGAGCCGGGATCAAGCCGCCCTGGTGTTCAACCTGGCCGCCAAGATGGTGCAGCAGTCTCCCAAGCTGTCCCACATCGTCAAGATCATCCCATCGGGTAAGCGCTTGCTGGGCCTGCCGCTCAATACCGAGTATCGGGCGCTGGCGGCCGATGGTAAGACGGCCCACGGGCTATCCCCCGTCTTGGCGATTCTGGACGAGGTGGGCCAGGTGCGCGGCCCGCGTAGTGACTTCGTAGACGCCATCTTGACCAGCCAGGGCGCACACGAAGACCCGCTGCTGTTGGTCATCTCCACGCAAGCCGCCAGCGATACCGATTTGCTGTCGGTGTGGCTCGATGACGCCGAGAAGAGCCAAGACCCGCGCATCGTGTCCCACGTCTACGAAGCGCCCGAGGGGTGCGACCTACTGGACCGGGGCGCCTGGGCCGCCGCGAATCCTGCCCTGGGCCTCTTCCGCAGCCTGGACGACCTGGCCGAGCAGATGAAGCAGGCCCAGCGCATGCCCAGCATGGAGAACACAGCGCGCAATCTGCTGCTCAATCAGCGCGTGTCCACCGAAAGCCCGCTCATCTCGCCCGACGTATGGAAAGCATGCGGGGCGCAGCCGCGGGCGTTCGATGGCCCGGTGTATGGCGGGCTGGATCTGTCCGGCCGTACCGACCTTACCGCCCTGGTGCTGATTGGCCTGGTGGACGGCGTGTGGCAGACGCACGCGTACTTCTGGACGCCGGCGCAAGGGCTGCACGACCGAGCGCAGAAGGACCGCGTTCCCTACGACCTGTGGGTGTCGCAAGGCTTCCTGCGCATCACGCCAGGCGCAACCGTCGACTATGACTATGTGGCCGCCGACATTGCGGAGATTGTGGCGGACCTGGACGTGCAAGCCATCGCCTACGACCGCTGGCGCATTGACCTGCTGATGAAAGAACTGGACCGCCTGGGCGTTGATCTGCCGCTGGTGCCCTGGGGCCAGGGCTTCAAGGATATGGCCCCGGCGATTGACGCCCTAGAGGCCGAACTACTGAATACCCGCGTGGCGCACGGTATGCACCCGGCGCTGTCAATGTGTGCGGCCAATGCGGTAGTGACGAAAGACCCGGCAGGGTCGCGCAAGCTGGACAAGGCCCGCGCCACCGGCCGCATTGACGGCATGGTGGCAATGGCGATGGCCTTCGGCGTCGCGGCCCAAACTGAGGACACCGGTCCCAGCGTCTATGACGATGGGCAATTCATGTTCGTATGAAAAGATTAAAAGTATGGTGACTTTGGATCAAGCCAAGCTGCACTTGCGGGCGGATGCTGTAGGCGATGAGGACGCGGCGATTCAAGACATGATCGATGCGGCCACGAACGCCGCCGCCGACTATCTGGGTCTGACCGCTGACGAGCTTATCGCCGCCATGCCCGCGCCGGTCAAGGCTGCGATTCTGCTTCAGGTGGGCGACCTGTATCTGAACCGGGAGCGGCAGACTAACGAGGCGTACTACCAGAACCGAACCTATGAGCGCCTTTTGAACCCGTACCGGCGCATGCTACTTTAAGGTTGAATCGAACTGCGGAGCCCCGAATGCTTGCCGTCTACTTGGATAACAATGTCTGGAACAAAGTCAGGGACCATCGTATCGACCTAAACAGGGAGTTTCCCCCTGAAGAGTATCGGCTGGAGTTGACGGTAGAAGGCGTTATGGAAATAGCGCCCATGCCTGACGATCTGAGAGCGTTTGTGGAGGATACGGTGGCTCGGTGCAACATTCAGACGCGCCCGATGTTTGGCTTTTCCGACCTCGATGATCCAAGTGCGTCACGATTCGGCGGGTTCGGCGTGGGGAGGCTGGGCAGCGTTGAGCAAACTGAATTTATCGAATCTTCCCAATCTCGCGTAGGTCCCTCCGTTCGTCCAACCGGGCTGAAGAAAAACGAAGGCGACGTGGCTCTGGCCATCCGGGCGTTCGATGGTCTGGTGTTGACGCTCGATGTGAAAAATGGACCGTTGATGGAGGCAAAGAAGAAGGGCTGGAAGGTCGTCGACTTGACGACATTTGATTGGGTCAGCGGATCCCTAGGTAAGTTTGTCCAAACTCAAATTTACTAGCAGCGAGCTTGTGGGGGTATTTTTGGGGGTATCCGCAAGGCATCCGCCCGAACAACTCTAGAGTTTATGCGCCTTCCGCGCCTTGATTTGAACGACACCCTCCCGCCAAGTATTAAAGAATGAAGCCCCTGAGAAATCAGGGGCTTTTTTCTTTGTGCGTTGTGTTGTCAATAAGCTGCCAGCCGCCGCGACGCCGGCGTTCCGGCGGCGTGGACGGACGACACCGCCTCAACTGCCAACACCCGTTCCCCGCCGCCCGGCAACCTGAACGCGCTCACCGCTCGCGTCAGATCCGCCGACTGATCCTGCATCGATCCGGCCGCCGCGGCGGCCTCTTCGACCAGTGCGGCGTTTTGCTGGGTCACCTCGTCCATCTGCGCCACGGCGCGGTTGACCTGTTCGATGCCGTCGGCCTGTTCGGCCGAGGCCGCG